TAGGGTTAGTCAACCAATTCGTACGGACAAACGAAGGTAAGAAATCAAGACGGTGGATTGATAACTGCATTAGGGACTATATCAAGTACAAGTGCGGTCAGATGACTATCAAGCAGGAGAAGAAATATTGTAGACACTCGGCATTTGTGAAACTCGAGTCGAATATCAAAAGACGGGACGGAAAGGTGTTTGTCAGGCCCCGAATGATAATGACTATGAGCAAACGAATGCAATTCGAACTGTGTTATTTAGCCAATATCTCCGACTCATGGTATGCTGGACCAATTGCTGACTACCAAGTCAAGCATATGAATCCGCAGGACATGATAGAGAAGATTAGGCAGGCACAGGATAAACCGCATTGTGTCACCGATTACTCTGCTTTTGAATCATCTATAACAGCCGATGTGCGTCGAATAGAGATGCACTTATTGCACACAATGTGTGAAAAGGCTGGATATTTCTTCACGTCGAGGACTCTGTCAGAGCTGCACCTAGATTTAGGTAGAACAATACATCAAGCAGGTGTACGGTTACTACTCAACACAAGGTGCTCGGGAGACTATTGGACATCACTTGGCAATGGTGTGGTGGCCATTTGTCTCATGCGATTTTGCCATCATAGGAACAATCTCACGAGTGATTTCGTGATGTTAGCCGAAGGTGACGACGGGCTAGTGCCAATCGAGGTACCGAATGTGGAAGAATTAGCCCGTCTGGGCTTTAAGTTCTCATCGGAAACTTCTGGCACACGGCCAGGTGACACGGATTTCTTGAGGAGTCTATGGGAGAAACGGAGATGGTTAAACATCGGAAGAGTTCTCTCAAAGATTTTCTGGGTTAAAGGAAATGGCAAGCTCAAGCGATCTAAGCAGATGTTCCTGCTTAGATCAATGGCTTTGAGCTTACACTACTTGAGCCCTGGCCACCCAGTTTTATGGGCTGTGGTGAAGCTGATAGAGAAGAAAACTCGTGGCTATGTCGCTTTCAAGTCGGCTGCATTGTTTCTTGATGGCTGGAAGGAATGGGATCTTTCTGGCAAGTTCCCTGAAGTGCGTGTCTGTGAGGAGATGCGCGCCCGTGTAGCTGAAGGAGCTGACGGGTTTCCCCCTTTGTGTATCACTGCACAGAAGGTCTTGGAGAGAAGGCTGTTGAGCGGCAACCTCAACACCATCGGCATCCTCCAAGACTATCCTGACTTTGCCGATAACCGAGATGCATCAGATATCACTAGAATCAGCCTTGAGCAAGCTGACATGAGAAGACTGTATGGCATCATCGGTCTGCCTTACCGCGAGGATGACTTGTCAATGTACAAGGAACACGGCGTGGTGAGACAGAACCCAGCCAGGGGTCAATCTGGCACGTCCACACACAAACCTTGAAGTTTGTGGGACAACAACACAATACTCCACCTTGACTGATAGGTGGGGGGGGTTCTCAGTAAGGTGTGTCTGTCTCTGAC